CTCTACTGGTATTTCTTTCCCAGATTTATCGAGGGCTGCTACATCTTTGGCTGTTGTATTAATTTTAAACTTAAACTGTGCGTCAGATGGAATATCGTTCATCTGAGTAACTGTATGAGTTTTACCTGCAGTGTCCATGTAAACAAATACTTCATTATTATCTACTTTTGATGGATTCATAGCATTAAATGCCATCGCGGCAGCTAATGCAAGTCCTCCAAGTTTAGTTTTCCATCCTTCGTCTAGTTCGTGATACTCACACAAAGGAATCTGTTTTCTAGTAACTGTATTAAATTCCATTAACAACATAATTAAATCCCCGCTAACTTTTTCATTTCTGCCATTTGTACAACATCAATTGGTATTAGCATAACATGTGATGTTACACTTTCTGATATTAATACTTCGTATCCTATATCTGCCCAAGTAAGGCCTGCATGTTCTAGTATAGCACACATGTGTTCGTATGCTTCTGCTCTCATGCTTCTTGCCATTTTAGCAAAAGTTGCGTATGCTTGTGGATCTGATTTTGCTAGGCCACCTCGTTTCATTGCTGGTGCGGCTGATTGGATAAAGTTGTCTGCATCATATCCTTTGGATTTTAGTTCACTTAATTTAGCAACTAATGCTTTTGCAGATGCTAAGTCACCTTGTAGTGTTTTAGACTGTAATGCTTTTAGTTCTGCTGTAGTCGGACCCGGAACTGCTTTAAGTTGTGCAGGTTGTTGTGCAGGTTGTTGTGCAGGTTGTTGTGCAGGTTGTTGTGCAGGTTGTTCAGTGCCTTGTGGCTGTGCTGGTTGTGCTGGTTGTTCTGGTGTACCTGGTTCTGCTGGTTGCTCTGGTTGCCCTTTGCCCCCAAACATACCACCAATTGCTCCACCAACTGCCGCGGCTGCTGTTGCACCTGCTTTCTTTAGTATTCCTGCTTTAGGATCTGAGCGTGTTGCTTGAGCTAAACCTGGTGTCTTACCGCTTATATAATCTGCTGCTCTACCTATGAGGCCTTTTTTAGGTGGATTTCCTGCTACATCAAGTCCCCATTTCTTCATAAGCTCTTGCTTCATTAAGCCTGTTGCTGGTGTGCCTTGTGCATTAATCCATTCATTTTGTTCTTCACTCCATGTAAATTCTATGCCATTAACTTTTTCTTTCTTGTTGTTAGGAATTTTTGGTTCTGCTGGCTCTTGGTCAGTTGTAGGTGCTTGTCCGCCTTGTGCTTGTTGTACACCTTTGCCTATTGCGCCGCTTCCACCTGTAGAACCACCTGCAGCACCGCTTGTAGTGCCCTGTGCGCCTGTTTGTGGTTCACCTGGGGTACTTGCACCCTGAGGAGCAATTGGTGCGCCTGTAGCGTCATCTTTACCGTCTTGGTTAGTATCTGCCTGTGGTTGTTCACCACCTGCCTGTGGTTGTTCACCGCCTGCTTGTGGTTGTTCTTGTCCTGCTTGTGGTTGTTCTTGTCCTGCTTGTGGTTGTTCTTCTTGCTCTGGCTCTTCTTCAGGTGCTACTGCTTCTATGCCAGCCGCTTTAAATGCTGTATCAACTTCATCTTTTGTTGCGCCTGCATTCTTTTGCAAGAATTTAGCAACATCATCTGACTCTGTTGGTGATTTAGCTGCTGTATAGTCTGCTTGAAGTTTCTCAGGATCTATCTTTCCTTGCATACCTGTTACTGCCGCTATCTTATTTGTAAATGCTTTTACTGGAGCACTGTTAAGAATTGGCTTGATAACTGTATTAACTGCGGCACTACCGACTGCTTTGGCCGCTTGTCCTACTTTACCTACTGCTTTCTTATATGCCCCGCCTATTTTTTGTGCTAGGCTTGGTTTTGGTGCATCCTGTGTATTCATACCAGGCCTTGACGCTGATGTCGGTGCTGCCTTTTTGTCTTTATTAAAGATAGCATCATAATTATCTGTATATTTCTTTTGTCCGGCTGCTGACTGATCACCTCTTAATGCACCTTGCTTTCCTGGCACAGGTGCTTCCATTATAACTTGTTCTATGTTTTCAATTAATCGATGCTCTTGTAAATGTTCCATGCCTTCAATTATAGGCTGATTTTCTTTTACATACTTGTTGTACCATTCGAACATTACAAATACTGCTACTTCCTCGCCTACTTGTTCTACTAAAGCATCAAAGTCTTCGCCAACTTCTTCTGATAATACATTTTTCCACTCTGGGTGTACAAAACTTTGGGTTAAGTTGTCTGATACATCACTACCTACTTCGCTTTTTACCGCGGCACCTACTGCTGCTGCATCGTACTTAGGTGTACCTGGTGGAGTATAAGGTTCATCGCTCCATAGTTCTTCTGCTTCTGCAGCATCAACATCGAATGCTTGTTGTTCTTCAGCACTCATTGCATCATATCGAACAGTTAATGCTTCTGCTTCCGCGGCTGCCTGTGCGCCTCGCTCTGCAAAAAATTCTTCAGCGCCTTCTACATTTTGTGATAGCCAAGCATTACCGTCATCACCTACTAATTCGCCTAAGGATTTACCTTGAGCAAACTGTGACCAACCTGCTTGTTCAGTTGGTGTTAAATAAATCCCACCTTGGTTGAAACCTCCGCCGGCAGTGGCCATTGTAAAGTTTCCTGGGTAATCACCTGTTACTGTCATGTTGTCTGCCATTTTCTGTACCATAGCAGGAGATAGTTCACTGTAATTTTGTTCGGCGAGGGAGTCTGCCCAATTTTGTGCTGTCTGTAATCGGAATTCTTCAACTGTTTCAGGATAAGAAGTTAACAATGATTCTGCAGCTGATGCATCAGCGACATCTATGTCGGCTGCATCTGCAATTTCAGTTGTATCTATTTCTATTGGGGCAACTGAGGCTATACCATCCTCTGGTGTAGGAGGTTGTATTTCTGCATCAAATATACCGCCTATAGCATTACCAACTATACCAGCAACGGCACCTTTGGCTGCACCTACGGCTGCTGTTTTACCAATGTCTGCTACAGTTCCACCTGCGGCTGCTTTGATAGCACTGTCTACTACTGTTCTAAATATTGCTGTTGTTCCTATAATACCAAGTACTGCTGGTCCACCTGCTCCGGCAACACCCATTCCAATAGTGATAACTGTCATCATCAAGCCTTTAAATGCTGCCATGTCTTCATCATTTTCAATTGACTGAGCACCTTTTTGGATAGCGGCAACAACTGCTGATGCATTTTTGCCTGCAGGGTCTGGTAATTTTGCAACCATTACTTTTAATCTATCAATAGGTACTGCATTACCTACTTTAGATAGTATTGCTTTAAGTTTAGGATTGCCAGTTATTTTTGCAAATAACGGTGTTAGATGTAGTTGAGCTTTCTTTGCTAGTTGAGCAGTGTTTCCACCTTCGCCACGGTTAGTAACTAAGCTCTGAAATACACCTTGTATTTGCTCCGGGGCAAGTGTTGCTTCGTTGAGTTTATTTAACTCACTAACAATTGTATTTAAATCTTCTCTAACAGAAACAGGCAGTTCTTGCCAGGCTTCGTTTATCTTAATACTTTCTGTTATTAGATCAATATCTTTACGAATTTGAGTCATTGTTTTCTTCCCGCTGGCTCTCTTTGATTACTTTCTTTATGCCTCGGGAGAATTTAGAAGAATCTTTAGCACGAATGCTATTGACTATACGATTAGTTAAATCTTTTGCCTGTGCTTCACTGTAATTTTCTTCAATTCGTTGAATTAAATGTATTACACTTTCGATAAGGTGTTCGCCACGGTTTTCAACCGCATGATTTCTGTCTCTGTCGACAGAAATAAGATTTAATTCTTCTATTATGCTACGAGTCTTTCGCACATTACGCTCCTGTTAATAGGCTTAACACTATTTATCAATTAGAAGTCGTCATTCTTGGATAAAAATTCTCGCATGTTCATGGCTTGCCCAATAGTGTCTTTGTTTTCACTATCCTCTGCCTTAATACTACTATTTCTTTTTAGTTGATCTACCAAACTGTTAGTAGTCATTGTTAGAGAATCCTCATCACCTTCCTCTAAATCTTCAATTCTTAATGTATCTGTGTTAAATTTTAAATCAACTTTACTACCAACACCGGCACTACTACGAGTTTTCATAAACTGTACCTGATATCTACCTCTTTCTCGCATAGCATTACTTGTAAATATACCAATAACATTATCTGCTGTATTAACTTTACTGATACCACCTGCAATATGACTGTGATCATATTCTACTTCTTCTACAGCACTTCTTCCTAACTGAGATGCTGTTGCATGTAATATATCACGCTCCATTGCTAAGTTACGCAACTCTTCTGAAATGTATTTGTCTTTAACAAACAAGTTTTCTGCTGATATTTTAGCACTAATAGGCATCATTAAGTCTAAGTAATCTACTAACAAGCAATCTACTTTTTCTCCACACTCAATTTCATACTCTCGTAAAAATACTCTAATGTCATTTGTGTTAATACCACTAGGCATTTGCTTAACACGAAGTTTGCCAGCACCTTTTGCTTTCATTCTCACACGAAGATCAACGTCATCGATATTTTTCATAACGTCTCTGGTACCGTAACCACTTACCATTGCGTCTAAACGCATACTAATAAGTTGTTCACTTAGCTCTAGACTGATGTAAACACAATTAAGTCCAGCCATTACCCAATTCACTGCTAAGTTTTGCAAGAACAAACTCTTACCGCCGCCACTTGGGGCAGCAAATATATTAATCTCGCCTCTGTTCATGCCGCCATATAACTTTTGATCAATGGCTTTCCATCCACTGCTAGTTGCACCTGCTTGTTGCTTGATCCATTCTAGTCTTTCTTTAGGATTTTCAAAGTAATCTAAACCTAAATCTTTTACAAGGCCTGTTTGTACTGCTTTCTTAATTTTTTCTTCTACTGTGCCGTAGTCTTGATTCTCTAATAAGTCTGTGCTTTCGATAATTGCTGCTTCAAGTGCTTTATGTCTACAAAATGTTTCAAATTCACGCAAGAACCAGTTGTGGTGATCTGGCGTTACATTTTCAATAGGCAGTAAATTAATTCCGCCTACTGCTTGTATTTGATCTAGTGTGGGAATAGCATTAAATTCAGTGCTATGGCTTTGTAATAATTCAACAGAAGGGCGAAACTTTCTATTAAAGAATCTAGGTTCAACAATGTTTTGACATCTTGAGAACAATGAAGGATCACTGATCAAAAATCTCAAAAACATTTCTTGTACTTCTTCGTTGTAATCTTTTATATCCATTATAGCATTCTCATCTTTACTTGTGATTTAATCTTATTATCTGTTGCGTATTTAATTATACTTGCAACTGTTAAAAGTCTGCCATATTTGGCGACTGCATCTGCGGCATCTTTGACATCAACATGCCAAGGTGGGAAACTTATTTCCCAATTAAGTTCGAGAGCTTGTTCAATTAGCTCTTTACCTGCTGTATCTCTGTCAGGGCATACTATAACACGTTTACCTAGTCTGTCAATCAAGTGTGCTTGTTCGGGTGTTATAGAATTGCCTAGTATGCTAACGCCATCTACTAGTATTGCATCAAATACACCTTCTGTTACAATAACTATTTCTCTTTCACTGTCAGCAAATGCATCTACATTAAACACATAACCTGGTTGTAGTTTGTGCAAGTACTTTGGAGTTTGTTTATTAGGCGGTGCAATATGTCTTCCTGTCCAGCCTACGATTTCATTATTGTATGTAAAAGGCACAATGACTCTTTTCTTGTTTGCTATATCATTAAAATGTAGCAAAGGATATATGCCTAACAAGCCACGTTGCCTTGCGTACTCTTTTAGTGCATTACCATCTTCTAAACTATCAATTGTTTGTACATCTTCTGGTAATTCTACTGTATCAAACTTGCTTAAATTGTAAACATAGTTAGTACCTTCGGTCTCTTGTAGGTCGTCACTGTATTTTAACATCTCTACTTGTACAGCATGTACATCAGCAGTAGTAGCACCCAGTCTCATAGCCAAGTCTTTGTACTTCTTACCTATATAAGGATTAGGAGTCCAACCTGTCTTATGTCCACAGTTAAAACAATTAAAACTAATTTTAGCACCATTAGAAATAATACCTGCACGTTTACGATTGTCACTGCACACAGGACAATCAAATGTAACCCAGCCACTAGGTGTCTTGTTACTACGCACCGGAATATTATCTACTAATAATCTGTGTACTTGTTCAACTACAGAATCCACACTCATAGGCATATTATAGCAGAGTTAAATATCAAAGTCAAATAAAATTTAGTTTCTAACGTGAATATTGGAAATTGTGCTGTTAGCATCATCAGGATAACTAATTACCCTAACCCAATTACAATTAACTGCAAAGTGATTATATAGAATATCCGTTGTGCCTGTGATAGCAACATTTGAAACTACATCAAACCAGTCACCGTGAGCGTCATCACCTTGTGGTGTAGTTTGCATACAACTTGCTTGTATCTTTATATTACCTGTGTATGTTTTATGGTACACAGCAACACTGTGTTGGGCATCTTTAAAGTTACGATCCAAATTACCAAAGAACGCACTTGAAACAAATACATTGTTACTAGGTTCTGTCATTGTTGTATTAAATTGTGTAGGTATAGGATCAAGCACTGCTTGTTCTGATATTTCGATATCTAATGCAACGTCATTATTTTGATTAGAAAAAATTGGTAGGTCTGTACCTTCATTATTAGTACGAGTAATATACATTGTGTACAATCCAGGATTGATATCTTGTAGGTCACCTGGTTGTAAATGTAGTTTAACTAATCCTGCATCACTAGTTACTTCTACTCGCTTAGTAAGTAGTCTTGATCGCGACGCTGGATTTACAATGTATGCAACAACCTCATCTGTAAATACAGGCTGTAGTTTTCTATCTCGGTTTCTAATATTAAAATTAATTGTATTAGTTAAACCTTTATGTGCTATGATTGATTTATTGTTCATTGGTTTGTTATCCACGTATAAGTTGTCGGCGGTAATTACGAGATCTATCGAATCATCGTATAAAAATAGTCTGTTATTGGCAGGATTCATATAATATATACCTTTCTGTTACAGTATTTATCTATCTAATAGGTAAATATCGTTATGCAAGAAATCGACCAAGAGCAATTTCCTTTTATTACCGGATTAACTTACGCAAAGTCAGAGTATTATGGGATAGTTGTTAACTACGATAACACAATTTTAACCATGTACGACTTATCAAAAATGCCAAATAAAGAAACTAGAGCATTGTTTGTTAATTTAGGCGAAACATGGTGGTGGGAGTCTAACCGACTTTTACCTATTGATGTATTTTTACATCACGAAATGAAGCCTTATCAAAAATACTTAACTACGATGGTTATGAAAGATGTCGAACACTTGTTTGGTCCAATGACTACTTTACAAAATATGTTAAAGAAACGTATTAAACGTAGAGGTATTCAATTACAAAACGTCAGACGCGACTCTTAGATTTCACAAATTCTATTTAACTGTACCACAATTGCTGTGGCAAATGCAATAGCATGAGCCTTCTTAAAATAGTATTCTCCTGATTCAGGTTTTACCCAAACAGTCTTTTCTATTTCTTCAAAACTTTTACCTAACAGGTGTTTCTTACCCGGGCGAATAATTGCAAGTATCATTGCTAACTGCTCAATACTAGTTGGCTTATAATCTTGCAATACATTTAAGTAGTTGTTTACGTGATACAGTTGTGTTACTACTTCGTTGTGTTGTAGTAAGTCCCATAATGGTTCCATAGCAAGTAGTTTATTAAGATGTGCTTCGTCTATAATATCAGAATACACACTGTTATTAAGATAGTCTACTTTGAACCAACCTTCATCTTCTGCTTGTTTGTGATCTATTGTGCTGTAACCTTCTAATGGAAACTTAGGAATATTTTGAAAGTAGACACCAGTATTGTGTTTGGTAAACTTACCGTCCTTTTCAATACTTGCAGGTGTATGTTTAATTAACGAGAGAAAGTCATCTCTATTCGCCATGTCAATGTCTACATCAAAATTAATCTTCACTGAACAATAAACTCCACTTCATTAGTTTTTCTTTTTTAACTTTTATTCTATCTGCTATTTGTTTATCACTTACGAGGCCGCCATCACGCAAAATTTCGATCATACACATAACATCACCTATCTCTTCTTGCAGTTGTGTGTAGTCTTGGTCCTCACCAAACCGTAGCATTTTACTACATGCTTGTATTAGCTCTCCACATTCTTCCATTGTGATTACTAACATTTCTTCTTTCTTTTTCATATTACTTTCCGTACCAAATATTTATTTTACCTGACTTATTTTCAAATGGTGATGTAGACCCACCTTGCACATAGTTTGGTAAGTTAGGAATCTGTGTACCAACGTGATACTGTATTAGGTCTGTAATGCCGTCGCCGTTAAGATCACCTAAAAAACTTTCTTCTGTGGCAGTAATACAACCAACACTATTACAAAAATCTTGCTGTGGCAAGTTTGGCAATTGCCCACGCTGATGCCATACTAATTTACCTTCTTTGTTATTAATATAAATTTGAGGTTCACCTTCTTGTGCCCAGCCACCTGATGACCAATAATCCATATAGCCGTCACCGTTTAAATCTAAAGTTTGTTTGTGTACACCGGCGCCGTCAATAAATTTTTCTGGGAATGGGTTATCTTGCATTACAAGTCTGTCACCTTCCATAGCAAAAAGTACTCTAACTGTACCGCCTTCGAGTTGTGTGTTACAGTCATACTCAGTATTTTCATTGTATTGCTGGCCGTTAGCAAGACGTTGTACAGCCGCAAATGCCAACAGCATTGGCTCGCTGTCTGGTGTTGGCCACCAAAGTTCAAAATGGTCCCATGCAAGTCCACCAAAATAATGTTCGCCGTTTACTGCTACAATTTCGTTACGAGCACACCAAGTTGATACTTGCGGATCTCCCCATTCGAGGCATCCTAATTCATCGCATGTATCGTACATTAATGTTTCTCTTACAATACCCTGCGTTATGTCGTATATAGCAAATCCTTCTCCGCCTGCGCCGATAGCATAGTTAGAAGTTACAGATTTTACTTCGCCAAAAGGTCTGTGATCGTTAGTATCGAATGTTTGTAAATATGCCCACTCTGACATTTTATATTTGTCATCATCTGCTTCGTACTCAGCACTAACATCACTCCATGATTGACCTTCATTGCGATATGCTAGAGGTTGATGTGATCGGAAATCGCTATCCCAATAACCAAACAATATATCCCAATTGTAATTCATATTAGGTAAACCTGCAACGCCTTGTGCCCAAATAGGATCTTCGCCGAGTACTTTTAAATTGTACACATTGTTGTAATCTGCTGTAAACACACCCTGCATCGAATTATGATTACTAAAGTCTTCTGCACGTTTTCTTTGAAAATCATCTCTTGAAACAATATATGTAATATGAGGCAAACCAATACCACTGTTAGTATCTTCTAACATTGTAAAAAATCCTGCAACGCCTCCTTTCTTTCCACCAATTTGTACATGATTTTGACCAAAAACTTCAATGTTGTTTACACTGTATGACCCATACCCGTCACTAACAAGTGCCATCATAGTGTTTGGAAGTGGATCATCGTGTACAACATTAGGTCCTTGATCGGGGTGATCAATATGTCCGCACAATACAAACATTATTATGTCTTTGTAGTTGTCGTTATTAATATCTACTAACATTGTTTGTTGTATTCGAGACAATGTACAAGTGGGTATATCTAACTTGCTTACTGCATTAATGATAGATACATCTGGTGAATTATTGTATTCCACATCAAAAGACGGAGTACTCGGAAGTGGTGTAGCTGAAGGTGTATACAAAGCTTCAGTATCTGCAGAACTGCCGCCGCCTCCTCCGCCACAGCCTATTAGTAATAGTGTACAAAGTACTGCTGGTATATTCATTTGCATAATAGTCCTACCTATAATTTAAAATACAGTAGTTATTATAGCAGAATTTATGTTAAAGTCAAGTGAATATACGACAGTTAAATCAACGACTTACAGTGTTTTGTGCTTGAATTCTTCAGCCATAGGGAAGATTTTAGTAATAGCATCCGCTACTGCCCATGCTAATTCCATATGTTCTAATTGTGTGCCGTTGTCGCCACGCAATTCAATGTAGTGAATCCAACTACGCAATGTACCATTAACATACAAACGGCTCACAGTATTGCCTTCTGGTAGTACTGCTCTTGCTTGTTCTTTGG